GGTAGGGGTAAAATGGGGCGGCCAAAGGGCAAGACAGACAGTAGACCGAGAGTGCGGCGCACAAAGCGAGAGGTGGCGCGGGAGAGGCTCGCCAAGGCCGCCATAGGCAAACAGCCGTCACAACGGCTTGTCATAACAACGCCCCATCAATTCGCGGCCGCTCTTATCGCCGAATATTCCGACGCGCTTGACCTGCTAAACCGCCAAGGCACTCCGCTACACGTCCTTATCGCGGAAGCTATGCAAAACGACACTGGCAAGATGCTTTCCATCCTGCAGCGCGCCGCGCCAGTTACGGCAGACGTATCAGTCAGCGGTCAGGTAGACCTAACAGCCGCGCTCGCTCGCATCGATGAAGCGATTGTGGGAACCGTGACGGCCCCGGCGATTGAGGCGGACGCAGAGGACGCGGCGTTTGAGGTGATTGAGGCCGTCGAGGCCGTCGAGGCCGTCGAGGCCGTCGAGGCCGTCCAGGCAGGCGGGCAGGCAGGCGGGCAGGCAGGCGGGCAGGCCGGCGGGCAGGCAGGCGGGCAGGCCGTCGAAACCGACCGGTCCGACTAGCCCCCCCCCTTCGAAATAATTGATGGGGCATATATTTATATACCCCCCCTTACAAAAGAATTGCCGTGTATGAGTCCCCCGACCCCAAATTTTTCTGATCTAGAAAAAAGGCTCCGCCACCTGCGGCAACACCCTGACGACTTCGTCCGAGCACTACTAGGTGCAGAGCCACAACGCTGGCAAATCGAGGCCCTCCAGGCGATCCGTGACCACGACCGCGTTAGCATCCGCAGCGGCCACGGGGTAGGCAAAACGGCGTTCCTAAGCTGGACGATCCTATGGTGGCTGTTAACGCACTACCCAGTAAAGGCTGCCTGCACTGCCAACACCGCCTCCCAGCTATCAGACGTGCTCTGGCCCGAGATCGCCAAATGGGCTAGAAACCTACCCAAATTCTTCCAAGACCGCCTAGACATCAAAAGCGACAAAGTAGAACTCAAAGGGGGCGGCGACTCCTTCGCAGTTGCCCGAACCAGCCGAAAGGAGCAGCCCGAAGCACTCCAGGGCTTCCACAGCCCAAACATGCTCTTCATCGTAGACGAAGCCTCAGGCGTCCCCGACATCATCTTCGAGGTAGGCCAGGGCGCTATGTCCACCAAGGGAGCCAAAACAGTCATGGTCGGCAACCCAACGCGATCTAGCGGCTACTTCTACGACAGCTTCAACCGCAACGCCGACCGCTGGAAAAACTTTAAAGTTTCCTGCGTAGACGCCGACAAAACCGTCAACCCAGACTTCGTCGAAGACATGAAACGACAGTACGGCGAAGACAGCAACATATACCGCGTCCGCGTATTAGGCGAGTTTCCCGAAGCCGACGACGACGTTGTAATCCCCCTGCACCTTGTAGAATCCGCCAAGGCCCGAGACGTAGAGCCAATTCTATCCGCCCCCGTCTGGGGACTAGATGTCGCCCGCTTCGGCGACGACCGCACCGCCCTTTGCAAGCGGCGGGCCAACGCCGTCCTAGAACCCATCCGCACCTGGCGCAACAAAGACCTAATGGAAATCTGCGGAATCATCCTTACCGAATATGAAAGCACCCCCTACCAAGACCGCCCCACAGAAATCCTCGTAGACAGCATCGGCCTAGGCGCAGGCGTCGTAGACCGCCTATCCGAAATGGACTTCGGCCCCAACATCCGAGGAATCAACGTATCAGAAAGCCCATCCTTAGGCGGCAAGTACAACAAACTGCGAGACGAACTATGGTTCAAGACAAAAGAGTGGTTAGAAAACCGAGACGTAAAGCTCCCCGACGACTCCACCCTCACATCAGAACTAACAGCCCCGCGCTACAAGTTCCTCTCAAACGGCAAACTAAAGGTGGAAAGCAAGGACGAAATGAAACGGCGCGGCGTCAAATCACCCGACGTAGCCGACAGCCTAGTCCTCACCTTCGCCTCAACAGCCATCCGCGCCAGCGGCCAATCCTCCTACACCTTCTCAAAAAAGCTAGACTACAACACCTCCTGGATCGTCTAACCCAAAGGAAAACCACCAATGCCCATCAGCTATCGCGGCGAGAAATTCAGCGGCTACAACAAACCCAAGCGCACCCCAGGCGCAAAAAAGAAATTTGCAGTCCTCGCAAAACAAGGCGACCAAACAAAACTAGTCCGCTTTGGTGACCCCAAAATGTCCATCAAAAAAGACCAGCCCGCCAACAAAAAATCATACTGCGCACGCAGCTCAGGCATTAAAGGCACCAACAACAAGCTGTCAGCAAACTACTGGTCACGAAAGGCATGGGACTGCAAATGACCCAATACGTCACCTTCTTCAGAAAACCACGGCAACCCCAGCAGCCAAAGGCCCAAGATGCCCCACCCCAGCCTCAAGAAGACCCTAAACCAGCTCGTAGAAAACCAGGCCGCCCGCGCAAGACGCCGGTCAGCCCTAGCTGAACTCAACAACCTAACCGACCGTGAACTAGCAGACATCGGCATCACACGCTCCGACCTGCCCCAAATCGTGAAAGACATGTAGAATGCCAATGGACTCCGTAGAATTTCAATCCATCCTCAAGGCCGAGATCGAGAACGCAGTCGATTACTACGACAGCGAACTCAGCGAAAGCCGCATCACATCCCTTAGCTACTACCTCGGCGAACCCTTCGGCAACGAAATCGACGGGCAGTCCCAAGTCGTCGCGTCCGAAGTGAGCGACACCATCGAATACATCATGCCATCCCTCATGAGCATCTTCAGCAAAAGCGGCCAGTTCGCCCGCTTCGCCCCGCGCAACCCTGAAGATGTCCCAGCAGCCGAACAAGCCACGACCCTAGTCAACTTCATCGTCAACAACGACAACAACGGCTTCGTAGTCACCCACAACTGGTTCAAGGACGCCCTGCTGTTCAAGCTGGGTGTAGTCAAAGCCTACTACGACGAATCCATCAGCACGACAGAAGAGACCTACAGCGACCTCAACCCCAACGAACTAGCAATCCTAGCCGCCGACCCAGACGTCGAAATCACAGCCCAGGAAGTCACTGAAGCCCTTGCCCTAGACCCCATCAGCGGCATGGATCAGATCACAGAGTCCTACAGCGTCACCGTCAGCCGCAAAAAGACGTCCGGCAAGATCACCCTAGAAAACATTCCACCAGAAGAGTTTATCTTCAGCCGCCGCGCAAAATCCCTCGACGACTGCACATTCGTAGCGCACCGCACCACCATGTCCGTCAGCGACCTAGTCGCCATGGGCTATGACCAAAAAACAGTCGAAGAGTACGCGGGCTACTACGACATCCAAAACGAAGAAGAAGTCCAAATCCGCTACGGCGACATCGAGACCAGCGCCCTTAACGACGAACCGGACCCAACCCAGCGCCAAGTCCTAGTCACCGAGTCCTACATCCGCAGCGACTACGACGAAGACGGCATCGCCGAACTCCGCCGCGTATTGTCCATCGGCGAAAGTTGCGAAATCCTTGAGAACGAACCCTGGGATGTAGTCCCCTTCGCCGTCCTCTCTCCCGTCCTAATGCCGCACCGAATGGTAGGTCGCTCCATCGCCGAGATGATCGAGGACATCCAACTCATCAAGTCCACCATCCTCCGGCAGATGCTAGACAACCTTTACCTAACCAACAACAGCCGCATCAACGTCGTAGAAGGCCAAGTCAACATCGACGACCTTCTAACCAGCCGCCCCGGCGGCATCGTGCGCTCCCGCGCCCCAGGCATGGTCCAACCCCTAAATGTTCCGCAGATCGGCAGCCAAGGCTTCCAAATGCTAGAATACATGGACTTAGTCCGAGACCAACGCACCGGCTTCTCGAAAGCCAGCATGGGCCTAGACCCCGACGCCCTTCAGTCCACAACCGCCGCCGCAGTCAACGCAACGATCCAAACATCTCAAAGCAAGATCGAGATGATCGCCCGCGTATTCGCGGAAACCGGCTGCAAGCAGCTAGCATCACTCCTCCTCCATCTTGCCAAGCGCCACATGACATCAGAGCGCATCATCCGCATTGACAACCAATTCGTCCCCATCGACCCCAGAGCCTGGGACAACGACTTCGACCTAGAAGTCACCGTCGGCCTAGGCACTGGCCGCGAAGACGAAAAGACAGCAATGCTAACTCAGATCGCCAGCAAACAGGAACAAATCCTCCAATTGCTAGGCCCCGACAACCCCGTCACCTCCATCCCCCAGTACGTCAACACCCTACGCCGCATCGCAGAAACAGCAGGCTTCAAAGACGTAGATCAATTCTTTAACCCGCCCGCCCAAATCCTCCAGCAGCTCCAAGCCCAAGCAGCCCAGCAACAACAACAACCCCAACAGCCAGACCCCAAGGTCGCCCTAGAGCGCGAAAAAGCCATGGCAGAACTAGAGCTGCAACGCGAAAAAATGACAGCCGAACTCGAACTCAAACGGGCAGAAGCCGAAACAAAAGCGCAAATCCGCCGCGAAGAAATGGAGATGGAATACCAGCTCCGCCTCGCAGAAGCACAAGCCGGCAGAGACATCAGCACAAACCTACCGCGAGGATAACGGCACCCAATGGCAGTAGACCTCCAAGCAGAAATGGCTATCGGCGCTCAAGCCGATAGTCTTCTTGCGTCAGACGCTTTCACCAACACAATCAAGCACTTACGCAACCAAGCCCTAGAAGACATAGCCGCCAGCGACCCGGCAGACACCGGGTCCAGGGAGACCCTGTATCACGGCATCAAGGCAATCGACCAAATCACAGAGCACCTAGAAAACCTCTCGAAGGGCGGCGCGATCGCGCGTAAGCAATTCGAAGCCTTGAACAAACGCAAGTAATTCACTAAAAAGGAACCACAGCAATGTCAGACCAAGCCAGCACCGCAACCGCGACCGGCCCCCTTTCCCTGGCAGACGCAGCCGATTTGCTATTGTCCCAAGACGCCCCGCTCCAAGCGGAAAGCAGTAGCGACGACAGCAATCAAAACGCATCAGAGCAAACCGCAGACTCCAAGGCCGCCAAAAGTAGCCAAGCCGACGACGACACGGAAAGCGAAGAAGCACAGTCCCAAGAGGACGAAGAAGACGATGACAGCGAAGCAGAGGAAGAGGTAGATTCCGAAGAGTCCGACGACTCAGACGAAGAAACCGAAGAACTCTACACGGTAAAGATCGACGGCGAAGAGCGGCAAGTTACCGCCCAAGAGCTAGTCAAAAACTACCAGCTAGAACGCGCATCGCAAAAGCGCCTATCCGAAGCAGCCGAAATGCGCAAAGCAGTTGAGGCAGAACGGACGGCAATCCAGCAGCAAGCCCAACAGTACGAGGCCGCCCTCGCAGCTATGGAGCAAACGCTCCAGGCCCAAATCGACGAGCCTTCGGAAGAATATTGGACAAGCCTGCGTGAAGAAGACCCACTAGAGTACATCACGCAAAAAGAAGCCTACCGCGAAAAGAAAGAACGTCTCGCGGCGGTCCGAGCAGAGCAAGACAACCATATCCAACAAGCCCTCCAAGCTGAACAGCGCAAGGTCTACGAGCGCATTCCAGAATGGCAGGACAAGGCAACAGAAGCAAAAGAGCGAGAAGGTATCGTCACCTTCGCTAGATCGCTTGGCTTCACCCCGGAAGAATTAGGCACCGTCCGTGACGCGCGCCTAGTAGACGTTCTCCGCAAAGCCTACCTCTACGATTCTCTGCAAAGCGATACAAAAGTGGTCACAAAGAAAGTGGTTAAGAAGCCCAAAATGCTAAAGGGCGGACAAGCCACCACGTCAAAAGATGTTAAGCGCTCACGGAACAAACAGCTCCAAAGCCGCTTCAACAACACCCCCACAATCGACAATGCAATTGACCTGTACTTGTCAAATTCATAGGCACCAAAATGGCTACTTACCTTTCAGACCAGACCTCCGGCACCAGCGCCGTAGGTATCCGCGAAGACCTCGCGGACATGATCACCCGCATCTCACCCACCGAGACCCCAGTTTACTCAGCCCTCAAGAAAGAGACCGTAAAGAACGCTCTGTACGAGTGGCAGGTCCAGGAACTGGCAGCAGCTTCAGCAACTAACGCCATCCAAGAAGGCGCAGACCAAGGGGCAGCATCTCACGTCCCAACATCTCGCGTTTCAAACCGCACCCAAATCTCAGCCAAGTATGGCCAGGTTTCCGGCACTCTGGACGCGGTAGACACCGCAGGCCGCGCCCGCGAAACAGCCTACCAGAAAATGCTGAAGGGCCTGGAGCTGCGCCGCGACATCGAGAAAACAATTCTCACCCCGCAAGTCAGCGCATCAGAAGTTACCGGCACATCAGCCCGCACCACCGGCACCCTGGCAGCCTACATCTCTAACTTCTCTGCAGTCACTCAAGACCAAACGTCTATGAACACCGCAGGCGCTGCCGAAGCCGACCCAGACGCAGCAACCACCGGCTATAACTTCGGTCCATACAACCTAGACTCAGACGCAGGCGCAAACATTCCGACCACCGGAACAGCCCGCGCCCTAGCTCTGAGCCTGATCGACGAGCAGATGCAGGAAGCCTTCACCGACGGCGGCCAACCGAACATCATGGTAGTTTCGCCCAAGAACAAGGCGACCTTCTCCGATCTCGGCCTAGCATCTACCAGCGTAGTTGATAACCAGATCAACCAAACCGCAGCCAAGCCCGCCTCAGTCGTCGGCGCAGTCTCTGTGTATCTGACCGACTTCGGCCAGTTGGATGTCGTCGTAGACCGCTTCGCACCCGACAGCGCGCTGTACCTGCTGGACACCAACTACGCTTCAGTAGTCAACCTGCCTGGCCGTAACTTCAAGGTAGAAGACCTGGCCAAGACCGGCGACAGCACCAAGTTCCAAATCATCTGCGAATGGGGCGTAAAAGTCCTGGCCCCCAAGGCCCACGCAGCAATCTACGACTTGACCGGCTCCTAAGCCGTAAGAGGAGCGGGGGCTTAACAGCCCCCGTCACTTCGTGAAAAAGACGCTATCACACGACCCAAACAACAAGACGACCAGCTTCTTGAAGTTTGACGGCGACGACAAGATGCTCGTCGAAAACGTCCAAGAAGTCTCCAGCATCCTGGACGCCAACAAGCGCGCGGCGAACGACTTCCAAAAAGGTAGTCTCATCGGCAACACCCAACGCCACCAGCGCAAGGTTGCCGACATCCCCGAACTATTGTACTATCAGCTAGTCGCAAAGTTTGGGCATCCAAAAGACAATCCTACGGAATGGAAGCGTTGGCTAAACGACTACGACAACCGCTTCTTTAGAACAGGTGGCGGCACAGTATGACCATCAGCACCTACAGCGAGCTGAAGTCAGCCGTAGCCAGCTACCTCGCCCGCGACGACCTCACCAGTCAAATCCCCACATTCATCCAAATGGCCGAAGCTCGCCTCAGCCGCACCCTTGAGACTAGATCACAAGAGCGCCGAGCCAGAGCCACCTTCCCAGCCAACGATGAGTTCATCAGCCTTCCGACAGACCTTAGAGCGCTAAGGTCTTTGCGCATTCCAGGCACGCCAACCCGCACCCTAGAATACAAATCACCGGAAGACCTTTTCTCGCATTACCCCAACAGCGCCACAGGCACACCACAAGCCTACACGGTCATTGGTTGCGAGATTGCCCTACGCCCAGTGCAAACCACGGCAACCGAAGTAGAACTAATCTACGGCGAATCCATTGCCTCGTTATCCTCTGGCAGCGAAAGCGGCACAAACACAATTCTTACGCGGCACCCAGACGCCTATCTTTATGGCGCTCTAGCCCAAGCCTACATCTTCCTGCAAGACGAGGCTAAAGCGCAGTTCTACGATCAAGCCCTCTCCCGCTCAATCGAAGAAATCCGCGACGACACCAACAAGAGTAGATACGGCTCGGGCCATATCGCCATCACATCAAATTATGGAGCCTAAGACATGGCCGCTTTTTCTGACTACCTTGAAAACGAATTGCTAGACCACGCCCTCGGCACGGCGGCTTACACTGCCCCGTCAGCAGTTTATGTTGCCCTAGCCACCGCATCATTCAGCGATGCAAACACCACCTCCAATGAAGTTTCGACAAGCGGCACAGCATACGCACGCCAGTCCGCAACCTTTGCAGCGGCGTCAAGCGGCTCTGCAGCGACCAGCGCAACCATCACATTCCCAACTGCAACGGCTAACTGGGGCACCATCACCCACTTCGGCATCTACGACGCCTCAACCGCTGGAAACCTGCTTTACCACGGCGCGTTGACCAGCAGCAAAGTCATCAACAACGGCGACACGTTCGAAATCCAGTCAGGCAACCTAACAGTCAGCCACGACTAAGCCGCGAAGCCCAACAAGCACGAGGGGTTAAGCCGTGGCTTACATGGACAACATAAGCGGATACTTAGACCTTCAGACAGGCTACCTAGACCTCCTGTCTGACGTCGATGTCATCTGCACAGCATCCGCGTCAGCCACGGCAACCGTTACCGCCTCGGCAACAAAGCCCGCATCCGCCAGCATCACGGCAACAGCCAGCACATCAGCCACGCCGTCCATTACGCGCGGCGGATCAGCAACAATCAGCGCTACGGCCACAGCCGAAACAACAGCTTCGGCGACAAAGCCCTCATCCGCCAACATCACGGCAACAGCCAGCGCATCAGCCACGGCAGGCGGCGGCATCCAAGGCGAGGCAACCATCACAGCCTCAGCCTCTGCATCAGCAGAGGCAACAATCACCCGTGGCGGCACAGCAACAGCAACCGCATCAGCCACCACATCCCTAGATGCAAATTACACGGTCGCATCAACGACCGCATCAGCCACAGCAACCGCATCAGCCCAGCTCGCAACAGCAGAGCAGGGCGAGGCATCGATCAGCGCGACAGCCCAGGCGCAAGCAACCGCATCGGTCACATTCGGCGCGACAGCCACATCAACCGCGGCAGCCTCAGCCGCCGCATCCGGCGGCCTTCGCCTTGGCGGCGCGGCGACCATCGCAGCAACCGCATCAACCACAGCAACCCCAGAAGTCAAAGGCGAGCTATGGGTAGATCAAGTTTGTGACGAACCGTTTTGGAGACGCTACGCATGATCCCCTTCGGCCAATGGCTCCCAGACCAAAGCGACCTTAACAACCCCGGCAGCACGGTCGCCCAAAACGTATTCCCAGCAGCACGCGGTTACAGACCAATAGGCAGCCTAGCCGAATACAGCAGTGACACCACCACAGAAACTAGGCCCCTAAGCGTCGCAGCATTCAAGGACAGCTCAGACGCTATCCAGGTCTACGCAGGCACGGCATCCACTCTAGAGCACCTATCGGCAGGCTCAGGCACCCTAAGCGACATTTCCAGGACCGGCGGCTACACAGCAATTCCAAACTGGAAATTCATCACCTTCGGCAACAACGTCATTGCAGCAGGCGGCACGACAATCCCGCTGCAAATCAACACGTTGAGTCAGGGCGGGGCAGCCAACTTCAAGGACCTGACAGACAGCCCGCAAGCCAAGTACATCGCCACCGTCAAAGACTTCATTGTCACGGCCCACACCAGCAGCTCGAACATCGGCCCCTTCGAAGTCCAGTGGTCAGAGATTAACCCGTCTCTCCCAGAAGCATCGGGCGTGCGCTACTGGTACGACGACGGCGCAAGCGGCTCAGCCGCAACTGGCCTAGTCAACCAGGCAGACAGTCAGACAATTTCCGACTCTGGCCAAATTACCGGCATAGTAGGCGGTGAGTTCGGCGTTGTCTTCATGGAGCGAGCCATCGCTCGAATGCAGTATGTAGGCTCCCCGCTGATTTTTGCCTTCGAGAAGGTAGAAACAGATCGCGGCTGTTCGTTCCCAGGCAGTATCGCAGCCATCGGCCCAGCCCAAGCCTATTTCCTGTCCCGCGAAGGATTCTTCGTCTTCAACGGCTCAAACAGCCAGCCTATCGGCGCAGAGCAAGTAGACAACTACTTCTTCAACGACTATGACGAAACCAAAGCCGAGCGCATCACGTCCACAATCGACCCGGAAAACACAAACGTTATCTGGTCCTACGTCAGCACAAGCAGCCCAGACGGCGAGCCAGACAAGCTGCTGATTTACAACTACACGACGCAAAGCTGGTCGTCAGCCTCGCTTAGCCACCAATCAATTACAGCAGTACGAACAACAAACGTATCTGAAGCGGAGCTAACAGGAAACCTAGACACCGAATACTCCGTCTCCTTCGACTCTGGCCTTTACAAAGGCGGCGCGTTCTTGCTTGGGGCGACAAAAGAGAATAAGATATGGACGTTTACAGGCACTCCCCTCGACGCCACGCTTGAGACATCCGAAGTCGAGCCAGCCCCACTAAAACGAAGCCTAGTCACCAGCGTGACCCCTTACGTTACGCTAAAGGCAGGCGAGACAGCACCAACGGTAACGGCCCAGGTGCTAAGCCGGTCAAAGCAGACCGACACTCCCACCGCCACGGCGGAGTCCACCCTCAACGACGCAAACTTCTGTCCGACGCGATCTAATGGACGCTACCACCGCATGCGGGTAAACATTACCGGGCAATGGCGGTACGCCCTTGGCGTAGATATCACGGCAAACCAATCGGGCAGCCGCTAATGGCTAGAAAAGGCGTCAACTACAGAAAGCTCCCCGAACCTGGCGGCACACCGCGTTCTGTCGCCCAAGTCGTCAACGCACTCGTGGACGGTAAAATGAACGTCAAGGGATCGCTCACACTAACCGAAAACACCACAACGACCACGATAACTGATTATCGCGTCGGCACTAACAGCGCAATCTTCCTCATGCCCACCACGGCAAACGCCGCAGCGGCAGCCAGCACAACTTACGTCTCTGCCATCGGCCAAAACGACTTCACAGTCACCCACGCCAACAACGCCCAAACAGACAGAACGTTCGACTACGTGGTCCTAGGATGAAGATCGTTCGCGTACAAATCCAAAACCTACGCAAAACCTGGCCTCACATAGCACCCCACCTGCGCAAAGCAGTCTCGCTTTCCCCGCAGAAAATAGCAATGGCAGACGTGCTCGACGAGGCAACCACAGGCGGCTACGGCGTTTGGGCCATCATCGACGAAAACAGCTCAAAGATCGTCGCGGCCTGCACAACCCGCGTGGCCATCTACCCTAGAACAAGGGCTCTAGCGATCGACTTCGTGGGCGGCGGAAGAATGAAAGAATGGATTAAAGAACTCGACACCACCATGACAGCCCACGCAAAAGAGCTAGGCTGCACATTCATCGAAGGCTTTGGCCGCGATGCCTGGGGTAGAGTTTTGAAGGATTACGGCTGGAAAGCAGCCTACACAACATATGAAAAGGACGTAACCAAATGAGCATCGGTGGCAGCAAAGGCACCAGCGCAGCAGAGAAGACCTACATGGGGCAGCTAATGAGCAAGCCCCAGGTCTACCAGGGCGAGCGCGTGGCCGGGTTTACTCCTGAGCAACAGCAGTATCAGCAAATGCTATCCGCCTACGGCCAGCAGCCCACGGCAGGCGAAATGGCGGTCGGCGGTATTGCGGGCGGAACGAGCGGCATTGACACATCCGCGCTTCAAGAACAATACGGCTACCAGGCAACCCCATACATCCAGCAGCAAGTCCAAGACGCGGCGCAGCAGGCACTAGGCGGCATCACGTCTAAGTACGCTGGCGCAGGCCGCCTTGGCAGCGGAGCATTTGCCGACACAGCCGCCCGTGGCGTCACAGCAGCAATGGCACCAACGCTTGCCAGCGCAGCCCAGGCAGATGCGCAGCGCAGGGCTTCACTCGCCAGCCAGCTCGCAGGCTACAGCCAAAGCCAACTAGGCATGCAATTGCAAGCCGCCCCTCTCGCTCAGGAAATGACCCTGCAACGCATGGGCGCGCTAGGCACCGCAGGCGCACAGCAGCAACAATTGCAACAAGCCAAGCTCATGGCAGAACAGGCCAAGATCGACGAAGCCAATGCAGCTCAACGAGGCTACATGGACCAACTAGAAGCCGCGTCCAAGATCAAGCGCCAAAAGCGCGAAGAAGAGCTGGATCGCCTGCTTGGCGTAGGCAAGTTTGGCCTGGGCCTCGCAAGCGGAATGATGGGCGTTCCTGGCGGCTTTGGAATGGCAGCAAGTAGCATGCGGCCAGCCCCAACAGCAACAACGACCCGCCCGACCTTCGGCCAATACATGAGCGGCGGCATCAACGGCCTATTGGGAGTAATGTAGAATGCAAGGACTTCTCAGCCCCTCAATGGTCGCGGCAACTCCAAAGCC